GTCTTTGTACTGTTGTAATGTTACTAAATTCGCCATAATTCATAAAAAGTGGGGCGATAGGCTCGCCCCCAGCCATTTATCCGTTAAGGGATTAATTAAGATGCTTTGTACATTTGTGCCCACTTTGAAGTAGCGCCGTCGATTAGATCGATGAAGCCAAGTCTTTGTGAAGCTACAAGTACTCTTCTCTGGTTAGCAACTTCGTAATCTGACTCAATGGTTACACCTCTAAGTCTAGGCATTACGTAGTTTCTTGTGTAAACAGCTACAGCGTTAAATTTAGCAGCTGCTTTGGATGCGAATTCGTCACAGAGTAAGACTCTTGATCCGAAGACTTGTCCGATTTCACCAGATAGTTTAGTTGCCATGTCGCCAACTAGGTTAGCATCTTGGAACTCAGCGTCTTCTAGCAAGTTGTAATAAACGTCTTGTGATACGACATATACTACGTCTTGTGGGTTAACGCCATATTTACCCATGTTCTTTCTTAAAGCAAGAAGGTCAGCTGCAGTCACAGAATCAGAAGCTGCGAAAGTTCCTGATGGTTGTGTGTAGTCTGAATCGTTTCTTGCAAGGTGTAAAAGACCTTCGAAAGATGCACCGCCAGTACCGAAAGCACCGTCAGCATCGTCACCTGCTAAAATAGCATTCTCGATTGCTCTTGCGTGTGATCTAACCATAGACTCTCTAATTAAAGGAAGAATTGGTAAGATTGCATCTTCTTCAGTTTCGTTACCTAAGTAAGATTGTGAAATAAGTTTTTTGGTTGAAAGAGTTCTTTCTGTTAGATCAACCCCACCGAAAGGTGAACCATAAGTGTCTCCTCTCTGTGCTAAGTTACCGTGTGGTGAACTTCCAGAAGCTGTTTGAGCTGATTGGAACTCAGCATAACCGCTGTCTGGTAAAATTGGGATAATCATGTTTGCAGAAGTCATTGGGATTTCTCTAAATAGAGGAGCCAAGACTAACTCATTTTGAATATCTCTTTCAATATTTGTTGATACGATTTGCTCGAAGTCAGCAGAAGAAACACCAACACCTGAATGGGCGTTAACTTTTTCCATTACTGATCTACCGTATTTGTTGTCCCAACCTTTACCAGTTGCAAGACCTGCAAATTTAGCATCTAAAATATCTTGTTCGAAAGCTTTTTTCCAGTCGCCTTCACCTTTTCTGTCAGAGAAATGTCTTTTTGACTCTCTGATAGACATGATTTCTTCTGATTTCTCAGCTAGTTGCTTTTCAAGTCCTTTAACAACTTCTTCTAAATTAGAATAGTCATCTTTGACTCTCTTTTCAACATCATTCATGAGTTTTTCAGCGCCAGATATTCCAGCTTGAACGATAGTTTTTTGCTCTTCCTGTTTTGCTTCCTCGGCGGCTTTTTGAACTTCAGCTTCTTGAGCAGCTTTTGCTTCTGCTTCTTCAGCAGCTTTTTGCTCTGCAGCCTTTTGCTCGGCTTGTTTCATTGCGATAGAAGCAGCAGTATCTTCTGCTACTTTCTTAGCAAATGCTTCAAGATCGAACTCAGGTTTGCTCTCAGGAGATTGTTTTTCATTTGACATATTTGTCTCCATTTCTTGGGCTATTGCCCCGTTTGGCTGCTCAATTTCAACAGCATCTGCTGAATCGTTTGAGTTAGCCTTGTAAAAAGTTTGCTTATACTTATTGTAATCTTCCATAGAATCAAAAGACTTTGCCATTCCAAAAGTTGCCCCTTGGTTGCAAGGTACTGATACTACAGACACTTCGAATAGTTCCGCGTCCTTTATTTTATATCCGTCGGTTTCAGTCATATAATCAGCATCCTTGACTTTGAAACCAACAGAAAAAGCCCCAAGGACACCGTCTTTAATAAGTTGTGTTACATCACCTGCAGCTTTTGATATTTTTGCTGATATCTCTAAGCCTTTGTCTGTAACTTGTAAATCTTTTGCTCTACCAATAGGTCTGTCGTAGTTATGATTAAAAAGAATTATTGGATTGTTTTTGAAGTTTTCTAACCCTCCTTTTGTCCAAGCTTCTGTTTCAATAATATCTCCAGCTCTATCCAGTGCATTTGTACTTGCTGAGCCTTTAATTTCGACTCCACCATCATCAGTTTCACCTAATGATTTAAAAGTACTTGTCCAGTGATAAATTTTATTTGACATCTTTTTTCTCCACTTTTGGTTTGGCTACTGTTTTCTTAGGAGCCACTTTCTTGGGTGTAGGTTTTGGAGCAGGTGCTGGAGCTAATAGAGTTTCCAAATCAATTGGATATCTTTTCTGCATTGCAGAAAGTACTCTATTCCAAGAACCAAATGCTCTTCTTAAAAGATAGTCTTTGACTGGAACATCATTACCAAGACCTTTATAGTCTGAAAGAGAAATAGTATCAACTTTACGTTTTACTAAAAACTCTGATAATGCTTTTGCCATTTTATCTTTTGTCATTTTAATTTTCCTCGCTTGGCGGAGTTTCTACTGGTCGTCCACCTTCTTCTGGATTTGCTGCTGATCCCGCTATATTTTGTGGGACTCTTGGCTCATCAAATCCTGCTACTGGTTCTTTGCCTAGTGCATCTCTTGCTTCATTTGCTGAAAGTATTCCAGTATTAACAAGTGTTGCATAGTAGGCTGCTTGATCTCTTAGTTCTGGTTGTAGAGCAGGTATTCCTGTTACATCTTCTGATAGATTGAAACCAAAAAATCTTTCCAGTGCAAATTTAAGTTTTCTAACTACGGGCAATACTGTTTCTAAGTAATAAAGTCTATGGTTTGGGCGAATGTTCGCATTATTTCCACCATCAAAAAGAATAGGTGGAATACCCATAGCTTCTAGAATTACTCTTTCACTTGCCTTGATAGAATCCTGAAAATCTAATTCTCTAAAGTTGATATTTGTTAAGTTATCAACTTCTAAACCACCATCAAGAATAAGAGGTCTTCTGCCTCCTGTATTCGGATTATATCGAATACTCCATGCTTGTAACATTCTTTCTTTTATTTTCTCAGAAAGAGTGTTTGGTGATTTTAATACTAAACCTGGTACAGCTCCATTTTTAAAGAAGTTATCTTGAAAGTTTCTCATAGAGGTTAAAAGTTGCATAGTTCTATATGCTGGTTTTAATCTTGGTACACCTCTATAAATGGAGTTGAAACTGTTTTCTTTTATATGTATAATTTCGTTTACGCTATAATCGATACTATTGTCAAATGAGTATTTCTCTACGTAAGTTTGATCGTCTGAATAGATT